GGGAATCGCTTGAACGCGGGGAAGTTCCGAAGAACCTGCTGTGCCATCTGGTACTCCTTGCTCTGGGGCTTGTCCCACCAAGGGTAAGCCTTCTTGGCAATCGGCTCGATTCGCTCGCGGGCCTCGATGGACGCAGCCTGCCGGGGCAGGTGTTCCTCGATGGCACGGGTCGCGTTGACGAGCATCTGCCGAACCTGTTCGTGGTTGTACTCGGTCTCGCCGAGGACAAACCCCTCCGGGTTCTCCATGCACTTGTACCTCAACCAACGGGCGTTCTCCACTTCCTTGTCCACCTCGGCCTTCGACTTAAGCGCGGAGAAGGGGTTGGATGCGTCGTTGACGCTGTTATCCTCCTTCGCGGTCGCAGGTGCGGACTCGGTAGCGGCCTTCAGCTCGCCGACGGCGGCCTTCAACTCGGCAATCTCGGCCTCGTAGGCTTTGTTGCGAGCGGTCAGCTTGTCGATGCGCTTCTGGACACCCCGGGGAAGATCGCTGTCTTCCCCTTCGTTTCCTTCCGTAGTCTGTGAAAGAACCTCACCTTCTTCGCCATCCTCGGCCTTGGGGACTTGCTCGGGTTCGGTCTCCTGCGCGGGAGCCTCTGCCTCGGTCTCGTCCTTGACCTCCGTCTGGGCTTCGCCCTCCGTTTCCGCCTGGGGCTGTGCGTTTTCGTCCGTCGCGTCGGGTTCGGCGAACAATGTGCGGGCTAGGTGCGCCGCTAGGGTTTCTTGGTTCAGCAGGCCGACTTCCTGCCTGGACTGTGACTCGGAGTTGTTTTCTGCGGTTCCGATATCCGCGTTGGGGGTGTTTTCCACTTTGGGGACAGGGGTATTGGGACACCCCAGGGGTCTGAGGGGACAAACGCCGGAAAACCCTCCCCAGTCAAAGCGACCAAGGAGGGTATGTAAGTTCGGGTAAGTTTAGCCCTATTTCTTGCCCGCAAAGAGCTGACGACCCTCCTGCTGGGTCGCCAGGAGCAAGTCCTTGAAGTCGGCTAGGCTGTCGGCCCTGCCGCAGGCATGAGCCCGCTTGTCCTCGGCGATCCCGATGCTAACGGCACGGGCGGACTCGGACTTGATGCTCTCGTCGAGGAGAGCCATCACCGAGTCGAACACCTCGTTCTGCTCGAAGGCGAGGGTCGATAGGATCTTCTGCTGGGCAGCCTTCTGTTCTTGGGTCATCATTCGGATAGTTCCTCGGGGCTAGGCTTCCGGCAAGGGCAAGACTTGTCAACCCTCTTATGGGGCCGGGAAGGCATCAATCCGCTACCCTTGCGGACTTTCGGGACGAAACCCTCCTTGTCGAGGTGCTTCCGCAACCTCGCCAGTTTCTTGCGGTTGGTCATAAGGTCAGTAGCCGCCGCCCTGCTGCTGCTGGGCCATCTTGTCGGAGACGGGGGTGACGCCGATTCGCCCAACCTGCTTGTTCTGCTGCTGGGAGACGGACATCTGGAGGTTCTGGAGGTAGTTCTGAAGGAGAGCCTGGAACTGCGGGTCGGCCTGCGCCGCCTGCTGGGCCTTCTGGTTCTTCTGGAGGATGTCCTGCGCGTACTGCAACTTGCTCCCGGCGGCGGGGTCGTTCTCGACATACGCGGGCTCCATCCCGAGCATCATCTTTGCGATGTCGGTCTGCACATCCGTGTACATCCGCTGGGACGCGGCGGCTTGGTCGAGCAGGATCGTCTTGCTGGCCTCCGGCGAGATGGCCTCGACGATGGTGCGGACGAGGGCGGAGCGGTCAACCGCGCCAGAGGTGTCCATCGGCAGGACGAACTGCTGGATGGCCTTCATCTTCTCGAGGACATGGTCGCTGTCGAGCTCGCGGACATTGAAGGCGACATTGATGTCGTAGGTCGAGGACAGGTCGGCGGGCTCCATCGCCACGGGGACACCGGCGATGCGCTCGATTTCCGCGCCGTCCATGTACTGCACGCAGAGGACGGTCATCTGGCGGTACACGCGGCTCCAGGCCGTGAGCCAGTTGTTGACGAGGAACTGCTGTTGCATCTGCGTCTTGACGGGCGGGACGGCGGGATGGGTGAGCCCGAAGTACGCCGCCACCTTGGCCTCCACGCGGTCGATGAGGTTGAAGGCCAGCCCGGGGTTGCCGCTCGGGGGCGACAGGAACTGGTAGTCGTCGGGGGTGGTGACGGGCAGGAGCACGCCGGGGGCGATTTGGTTCTGAGTGCCGAGACGCTTCTTGACCTTGAGCGGGGGCAGGGTCTCGAACGCCGTGCGGTCACGGACGGAGTCGTGCTGGGCCTTGATTTCCTCCTGGTCGGTCATCGCCAGCTCGGGGATGCCACGGGACTCGCTCACGGCGCGGCGCATACGCTCGCGGCGGAACTCCACGAAGGGGTACTCGCCGTGGGCGTAGTCCAGCATCTCATGCTTGGCGAAGGTCTCCTCCTGCGTGTGGGGGCAGAAGACGGTGTAGTAGATGCAAGGGGTGCCGTTCTCGCCGATCTGGCGTGTGTAGGCGTACACGACCTCGATGAGGTTGTCGGCGCGGTTCAGCGTGTCCGTGATGTTGGTCGTGGTAGGGATGAGGTTGGGGTCGGCGTACCAAGCGGACTTACCGGCGGTGAGCGCGGCCTCCTCGACCCACTTCTCGTCCCAGCCCTCGGTCTTGATCATCTCGCGGAGCTCGACCTCGGTCATGAAGGTGCGGCGGAAGATGACTCGGGCGTCCTGCAAGTCGAGCGTCTCGGGAGGGAAGCAAATCTCGTCGAACGGGCGGAGGGCGGCGACGACGGGCTGATTGCGGACGACGCGGCTCTCGCGGAAGGTGGTGGTGCCGGACTCGAGCAGTTCCTTTGCCATGCGGCGGCCTTCCTCGACGGTGGTCGAGTAGGCGTTCGCCAGGAGGTTGGCGGACAGGTCGGAAGCCCCGGAGACCGACATGGAGCGGACAGCCTCGGCAAGGATGCCGCCCTGTTCCTGCGCCTTGGCCTCGACGATGGGCATCGTGAGCGTGACCTCGCGGGAGCCGAGCTTGCGCTCCCAGCCCACATGGACGACGCTCCAGCCGTAGTTGAAGGTGTTCTGCGCCCAGAGCTCGGCCTCGCGCTCGAGTTCCATCCGCAGGCGGTTCTCGACCATGTAGCGGGTGAGGGTCTGCACGGCACCGGCGGCCAAGGCGTCACCGACCTCGGTTCCGCTGACCCGGAGGGCGGCACGCTGCCACGAATGGACGCAGAGCACCGTCAGCTCGTTGATGATGCTATCCACCAGCCGCACGCGGACATCGGAAGCCCCCTCGAACGGGAACACGCTCTCGCCCTCCCGCAGGTTCTGCTGGTACTTCTTCCCGTCGTCCGACTGGCCCTCCCAGCGGCAAAGGCGGATGTCGTCGTTGCTGTTGATGCGGGCGACATTGCCCCCGTTGTACAGGGAACGCTCAAGCTCGTTCTGGAGCTCGCCGACATCGGGGACTGAGGAGAAATAGGCGAGTTTGTCGCCTTCGTTGTACTTAGCGGCCATCTTGGTGGAGTTGAGGGGTGTTTTCGGGGTTAAAGTGGGTGTTTTGGCGGATGTAGTCCAAAAGGGACGACTTATGGAAGCGGTTTTGACCGCCCGGCGTCCTAAAACACCGAACTACACCAGTTTTCCGCAATCTGTCCAATGTTCGCACGGAAATGCCCGTCAAATGGGCGGCGGCGGTCCTTCCGAGCAGCATAGGGTAGTTCTTGTCGTCCATTTCGGCGAAAAATCAGTAGGAACCGCCCTTTGTGGCCTTCCAGGTGGTCTCGTCCTCCTCCTCGGGGTCCATGACGACCAGATATCGGAGGCAATCGATGGGATCCTTGCTCGCGCCCTTCTCGCCGTCGGCCCCGGTCCACTCGCGGAGCGAATAGATCAGATTCTGGCAGGCTTCGGAGATGTACAAGCGGGGCTGGTTGACGGGGGACAGAGGCTGAGAGGGGTCGTACGATAGAGCATCGTTTATGAGTGTGATACCTTCCTCCAGCCTCAGTCCCGCCGCTGGTGTGAAGTAGAGAGGATTCGGGTCGCCGTCAAGGAGCTCGATGAGGGATGTGCCGCCCTCCCTGCCGACCGCCTGGGTGGCACCGGCGCGGGGGTCGATGTACCGCTCCCCGATTTGCTCGCCGTCCTCAAGCTCGAGGATGAGTTCCTTGTAGGCGTCGATGCCCCTGCCAGCCCCGGCACGCTGGGCGGGGCCAATCTTGCCGTCCGCCTTGCTGTCGGGCAGAGCCCACTCCCCGACGAACTGGTCGGGCCACTCCCGGTACACATACCAGCGGCGGTTCTCGCCCTCCCCGACCGCCCTAAGCCACAGCATGAACCAGTTTCGGGCTCCGGCAGGGTCAACGACCATGTAGTTGGTGCCTTCCTCGGGTATCTTGTCGGCGGGGAGGATGTTGCCGTCGTTGAAGGACGGGAACTGAGCCCCGGCGAGGCCGTCTGCCCAGCCGTAGGCGCGGATTTTCCGCTCATATCCCGTCTTGCCCTCCAGCGTCTTGCACAACTCGTCGAAAGGGTTGTAGGGGTTGAACTCGGAGTGGAACCAGATCGCGGCGGCGTTGATGCCCCTGGACTTGGCCCGGTAGGGCATCATCCCCTTCGGCACCCCGCTCACATGGACTTGGTTCGAGTCCAGGATGGGGGCTGGCTTGCTCTCCAAGTACCGGCACCCCGACACATACTGCTTCACGACATTGGAGTACCCCTGCACGGGGGTGAATGTCAGCACCAGCCGCCCGCGCCGGGTCACGACTCGGTACCGCAGCGTCTCCACCCAGTCCAGCGGCACCAGCTCGTCGCACCAGATGATGTCGCACTCGCCGCCCTCGATGACCCGCTTCTCCTGGGCGTAGTTCATGAAGGTGCATTGGCTCCCGTTCGGGAAGATGAAGGTGCCGTCCGAGAAGCCGTTCTTCTGGGTGTACTGGATGTTCGTGACGCGGCCCTTCTTCAACGCCTTGTACTCGGGGGGCAGGTACTTCCAGATGACGGGCTGCTGCATCTCGATGGAGGACTTCGAGGTCGTGTGCAGGCACCACACGCGGGCGTTGGGGATGTTCACCATCGCAGCCACGACCCGCTTCGCCGCCCACTCCGTCTTGCCCGCGCGGTTCCCGCCAAGCACCAGCAACTCCTGGTGCTCCTTGAGGAGCGCGTCCGCGTCCTTCCAATGGAACGGCTCGTAGCCGTGCCGGTAGGGGTCGGTCTTCTCGGCGACGATCTTCTCCTCCCGCAGGCGCAGGATGTCCGCCACCTTGTCCGCCCCCATCTTCTCCGTCAAAGCGCGGAGCTCGTCCACCGACGGAAGCCGGAGGACGGGGTGATGCGTCAGACCCTTGAGGGGGTCAGCCACGCTTGCGTCGGGACTTCTTGCGGCGAGGTGCCTTGCGGCAGGTCTTCTCGCACGGCTTCTCAGCCGCAGAAGGCACAAGGGCCGCCACCATCGGCAGGATCTTCGTCAACCAACCCAGTATTTGCTTCAGCATAAAGTGTTCACCAAGCCTTGCAGGACCAGTACCGAGCCTTCCAGCGCGGACCGGGGTTCTCGCAGTTGTGCCTCGCGCGGAAGGACTTCCTCCGCCCGGGCTCGTTCTTCCGAATCTTCATCTTGGGGTCGCCGAACGCCACCTTCACCACCTTCGACCCCTTCTTCACATAGACAGCGGACTTCTTGGAAGCCCCCGGCGTGCGGAACGGCTTCCCAAGGCTGACGCTCTTTCCGCGATATTTGGCCATGTCGGGCAACAAACGACAACCTCAGTCGCCGTCAAGCGACAGGTTCTCCACATCCTCCACCTTCTCCAGGGCCACCAAACCGGCTGCCAGGCACCGCATCATCAAGGCCATCTGCTCGGGCATCCCGCTCCCCCCGCTCCCGAACGCCACCACCTTCCACCGATCCCCAACCCCGCTCCTCACCACCATCAGCCCCTCATGGGCATAACCCCTCAGCCCCTTCAAGACATCTATCAGCCGCCCCTCAAGCTGGTCCTCCCGGTGTATCCCACCCACCCCGGCCTCCCCGTCCATCTCGTCGCTCATCGCCCGCACCACATCCCTGGCCGCAGCCAACGACTGCGCGAAATGCTCCTCCTCGTCCGTCAGCCTCCGCCGACGACCCTTGCCCTTCCCACCCTTCTTCCCAGGAGCAGCCATGGCCTCAGAGCTTGCCCGGGAACCGGGGATGCCTCGACGCCACCCACCTCACCCCGTCCCGCCTCAATGGCACCACCATCCCAACCAAGAACTTCGAGTTGTCCCTCACCAACACATTCACCCGCTCCTTCTTCTTCCCATCCGACGACACAGGGATATCGCACGCCACCAGCCTCGGGTTCCTAAACACCGCCACCACCCGCCCATCCTTCTCCACCTTCTCCTCCTGCGCCACCCGCACAACCTCCTCCACATACTCGTCCCCAAAACCCAACTTCCCCCTCAGCACCCCAATCCCATATGGCGTCCACACCACCGGCCACAACTTCCTCGGCCTCGAGTTCTCAGCACGCCTCCAGTCCCGACCCTCCTCAACCTCCCCGCGATCACGATACCCCTTCAACACATCCCGACCAACACCCAACGCCTTCGCCAGGTCCACTTCCTTCATCTCGATGAACTTCATAAGTCCCATCACCAAATCCACTCCTCATCAAACCTCAACAATCCAATACACCCTAAAGGATCAACCCTGCCGGGTACACCTCATAGATTCTCGTCCGTTCCTCGACAAGCTCGTCACTCCCTCGAAAAAATACCTCCCCCCAAACTGGGGGGCCGGGGGGGATTGGAGAGGGGGGTTCAAGGGGGGAGTTCAACGAGGTCTGTCAAATCCCCACGCACCTTCC